TTTACTCATAAGATAAAGAAACTGATTATGTTTTAAATAAGTTTCTGCAACTATGGCATCATGGCATGGTCTTGAGTATTGCTCAGTACCAGTTGTATTATTTAAAGTAGCCATAGCGTGTCTTATGGTTGCACAATCTCTTCTGCTAATCCTGACACCACTAACAGTAATACGATCAGACATACACCTAGACTTACCAACATCCATTATTTGTTTGGATTTGCTAGGCATATTTTTGACAACAAGAAATGGTTGTACCATCCCTGTTTGCACAACAGCAAGTAATCTATGTTGTCCATTGACCAGAGTGCCATCTTTATCAAAACAAATGGCAGAGTCAGATAAGATGAAACGACTATTTCTCATCTCTCTTTTTAATTCTTCAAGATTATTTCTACTAATCTTGCGGTTATTCTCAAAATTTTTTTCCAAATAAAATTGTGCTTTTTCTGGAGTAATAAATTCTAGAGAATAGTCTATGCCCTCATATAAAGTTGAGAGGGCATTTTCTATTTGTGTTGTCATACTGTTTGAGTTACCTTTTCTTCAGTTTCTTTGAGTTCTGCTTCAGCTTTAGCTTTTTCTATCTGTCTTATCTTTGTAAATAAAACAGCAGCAATCATTTTCATTACTTCTAACTCAGTTGTATCAAAATCTTCTATAGATGTTTGTAATGAGCTAATAAATTTATCAAGAGTCATTGAATAACTTGATACATCATTTCTAGAATGAAAATCTACAGAAATTTCTCTGTCAAATTGATCAAAATGAAAATACACTCTGTCATCTTTTTCAAGGATGTTTTCAGTTCTGTTTTGGAATTTGTGTCTCATAAGAGCTAAATTGTTTATTGCCTACTTACTATAACATGAAAGGTATATAACTCTCAGTATGTTTTCAATCCGTAACAATGTTACTTTCGCTTTTT